GGATGCAATAACTTACTTAGGTATCACTAAAGGCGTAGTATCTTTTCTTATAATGTTATCAGGAGCAGGGTATCTTGAATACTATTTAGTTGGTCAAAATTTACTCATAGACTTTACATGGAGTATGACATGTATGACACTTATTGCTACTCAACAATTCTATTTAAACTTTAGAACTCAATTTAAATTAAGACAACAGATTAAGAAACAGTTTGAACACTACCTTGACCCAAGACAAGTAAAAAGATTACAAGATAACCCTAGTCTTTTAAAGCTTGGAGGTGAGAGAAGACGTTGTACGTTTTTATTTACAGACGTGAGAGGCTTTACAAGTTTATCAGAAAGACTAGAGCCTGAAGAAGTTGCAGAAATAATGAACAAAGCACTAACCATTCAAGCAAACGCTGTGCAAAAACATGGTGGTATGGTAGACAAGTATATTGGCGATGCAATGATGGCAATTTTTAATGCACCTATGGATTTAGATAACCATGAAAACAAAGCAATACAAACAGCTCTTGAAATAAAGAAAAATATGCAAGAAGCAAACTTAGGAATTGAAATTGGTATTGGGATAAATACAGGTGAAGCTGTAATAGGAAATATGGGAAGTGATACACGCTTTGATTACACTGCTATAGGTGACGCTGTTAATTTAGCAGCTAGGTTAGAGTCTTCTACTAAAGAAGTAGGTGAGGATATTGTCATTGGACATACGACTGCCATCAAATCTACACTGTCTCTTAGGTTTTTAGACCCTATATATGTTAAGGGTAAAGAAAAGTCTATCATAATTTATACAATTTAGTTAAATCCTTTAGGGTAAACACAGAGCTTGTCTATTAAAAAGTTTAACAATCTGAGACTAAGGTATTATCTGTTGTAAGATATGCCCACACACAAAGTCTCATGATGTTAATTTTCTTTAATTTGTCATTTTCCTTGCATTTAAGTTAGCTTCTATATAATTATGAACTTTATCTAGTTTTTTTGTAGCTTCTCTAATTACTGTCTGTAATTTAGAGTATTCTTCTACAGTAAAATACTTTTTTAATTCTTTTATATCTGTCGAAGTTCTTTCAGTAACTAAATTACCTGCTCTATTATAAAGAAGTCTATACCCAAGTAACTGAGCTTCCTCTCTTTTAGTCTTAGCCATTACTCAATCCCAGTAAAAGTTACCGAGTCTTGTTTACCACGAAGACCAGCTTTCATATAAGTAGTAGCTCTACCTTCAAAAAAGTTCTGATGTTCTACACCCATAACTTCATCAATCCAACCAAGAGGATTTTCTCTTTGGTCATAATTAGTTTTAAGTCCTAGTTGTAGTAATCTTCTATCAGCTATGTATCTGTTATATGCATACATATCTTTTTTAGTTAGCCCCTGTAGGTCTCCCATCTCAAACACTAAATCTAAGAACTTATCTTCAAGCTCTACCATTTCTCTACATATCTGATATAGCTCTGCTTTAAAATCGTCAGTCCATATCTCTATGTTCTCTTGTATAAACTCTCTAAACAATTTAGTCATAGCTTCAACGTGCATTGACTCATCTCTTATAGAGTAAGTAACAATCTGTCCCATACCTTTCATCTTACCAAACCTAGGGAAGTTAAGGAGGATAGCAAAGCTACTAAAGAGTTGTAGTCCTTCTGTAAAAGCTGAGTAAACTGCTAGTGTTTTAGCTATAGTTTTCTTATCAGACTTGAGTGGTTTAAAAGTACCTACATAATCATGCTTGTCTGCCATCTCTTCATACTCTGAGAAAGCTTTGTATTCTATTTCAGGCATACCAACTGTATCAAGTAGTAAGCTGTAGGCATCTTGATGTATTGATTCCATGTTAGCAAAAGAACTCATCATCATTCTTGCTTCAGGTTTTTTAAAGATAGGCATGTACTTATCAATGTAGCCGGAAGCTACGTCAACATCTGATTGAGTAAACAATCTAAATATCTGTGTAAGTAAATGTTTTTCTTCAGGGTTTATATCCTGCCAATCTTTTACATCTGTGTGTAGCGGTACAGACTCAGGCATCCAATGCATTTGGTTCTGTAGTTTGTAATACTCATACATCCATGGGTATTCAAACGGTTTATAGTAATCTCTAGTTTTTAATAAGCTCATATCTCTTCCTTTGGTGTGTATACTATTACAAATGAATTACATGTAGGACAACTTAAAAAAGTTTCCATTATGTAATCCTCATTTTCTTCTTCTGTGTCATGGTCGCTACCCCATATTAATTCATTATCGCAGTTATAACAATTCATGTTAAATCAGCCTCCACATAATTAGAAGGTTTTACTATTTCATAAGGTGCTTCAGTTTCAATAACAACTCTAGCACCACAAGGCAATATAGGTTTGTCGTTACCTCCATACCTTATAATACATTCTCCTAATACTTTTACTTCATGGCAATAGGTATTTGTTCTACCTTCTTTTATAGTAATTACAGGTTCATTAGTACCGTGTTTTTTGTTTGCTTTTATTTTATGTTGATTAACATGTATATATTTTTTAGCCATATTATCCTTCGCACGATATACATTCCACTTCATCTAATTTGATTCGTGAAACTTTGGTGTTTACATTCTCTACGTTACGAGCTGCATTAGTTCTAAAGTAATACAGCGATTTTAATTTGTTCATACCATACCAATGTACATCACTAACGTATTGCATGTACTCATCGTGTACCTCTTGAGGCTCTGTTGATTTAGGTATAGTAAAGAATAAGTTTACAGACTGTGCTTGACAAATAAACTCTTGTCGTTTGGAGGCGTGTTCTACAATCCATATCTGGTCTAACTCATTAGCTGTTTTAAAGATTTCTTTTTCATCAGCATCTAACATATCTAAATGCTGTACTGAACCTTCGTTAGCTGTAATGTCTTTCCAAATCTGTTCTAGTTCTTTTCCTTTTATTCCTTTAGACTTTAAAAGTTTTTCTAAGTATTTGTTTTTAACTTGATAACTTCCGGATAAAGTTTTATGAGTATAGCAGTTAGCCCTGTAAGGTTCAATACTAGGAGAAGTCCCACTACAGATGATGCCACTACTAGCATTAGGAGCAATAGCAAGGAGATTAGCATTACGCTTACCACTACCGTGAATGTCAGGAGCTTCGCCCCTTTCAACAGCCAACTCTTGAGTTGCTGCTTTTGCTTTGGTCTTGATGTACGTAAATGCTTTATGGTTGAAACCAGTTGCGTATATACCCTCAAAAGGTATTCCCCTAGACTGAAGGTAAGCATGGAAACCCATAGCACCAAGTCCGAGACTCCGTTCCCTATATGCTGAGTAGGCAGACTTTGTATAGCCTTCTTGACCTTCCCTAACATACTTCTTAAACCTTTTAAAATTCGCACTATATTCTCCCAACTGCGTTGTGTCTATTGCGTTGTCAATATAGTGTTGTAATACATTGTCAAGCATTGTTATTAAATCTTGTATAAAACTATCGTTCTTTGACCAAGTATCAAAGTGTTCTAAGTTTACTGAAGACAAACAACATACTGCTGTTCTTTCTTCGTTAGTAGGTAAAGTTATTTCTGAACATAAGTTACTCTGTCTAATTTTTAAACCTAAGTCTTTTTGTTTTTGAGGAAGAGCTTCGTTACATGTGTCTATGTTAATCATGTAAGGCTCTCCGGTCTCTGCTCTTGCGTGTATAATCTGCCACCATATATCTCTAGCGTTTACTATCTTCACAGCTTCGTTAGTTTTAGGGTCTATTAATCTCCAGTCTTCATCGTTCTCAACAGCTTGTAAGAAAGCATTAGTTATATTAATACCGTTATGGAGGTTAAGATTCTTTCTGTTTATATCTCCACCAGATTCTTTACGCATGTTTATAAACTCTTCAATCTCAGGGTGGCTTATATCCATGTAAGCTGCATAGCTTCCACGTCTTGTAGTGCCTTGATTAAAGGCTAACATCTGAGAATCAACTACATGCATGAAAGGAATTGAACCAGTAGAACGACTGCCATGAGCAGTAGATATACCATTACTTCTAATATCTCCCCAAAATCCACCAATGCCTCCACCTGCACTTGCCAACCATATATTCTCGTCATAGTGAGCAGATAACCCACTCCTACTATCAGGAACATAATTAAGAAAGCAACTGATAGGAAGCCCACGAGTTGTTCCCCCGTTGCTAAGTATAGGAGTGCTGAACATGAACCAACGGTGGGAACTGTAGTCATAAAGTCTTTGAGCAAGTTCAAAATCTGTTTCACCTTTGAAGGTTGCTCCGAAGACGGAGGCTCTTGCGAATGCTTCTTGTGCATGTGTTTCGTTCTCCCAAAAATATCTATCTTTTAACGTGTCAAGACTAAACTTGTCAAATGTTTTTTCTCTTTCATAATCTATTTCAATTCCTAAATAAGTTTTAGTTCCTACTTTATCTTCAATCATTTTCTATGTCCTGTAAATGTATAGCCATTATAGCATAGTGTATTATTTTTAATAGGTCTGTTTGGTTCTTAGCTTCCATAGTTTCAGGGTCAGGTTTTTTACCGTACCTCATAGCATACTTTATAATGTTACCCATGCAGAAACCATCACCGTGTCCGTTATCAAAGATAACATCAGTTGCTTGGTACTCTCCGTAAGCATAGTGTTGTTCATAAGTTCCATCAACATATCTTTTAATTTGTTCTAATGTTTCATCTTCATTAAATTTATAGTTCATCGTTTCTCCAAGTGTCAGGTAAAGTATCTTCACTATACCATATAAAATTATTGGTCTCTGCCCATTCAGCATGAGTTCTTTTTGTGCCGTCTTTTCTTTTCTTTGCTTGAGGCATAGGAGAATAAGGTTTCTGAAATAAGAAGACTAACTCATAGTCTTTAGGTAAAGCTGTGCGTATATGTATGTACTTACTATACTCTGCATAGTCCCAGAACCTACCTTTAGCTTCAAGCAATATAGTTTTATTATCTATTAACTTAACAAAGTCCGGTTCATACTTATGCTTAACAACATAGGAGATGTTATCCCAATGATGCTTCCACTCTTGAAGTATTGTTTGATGTAGGGTAGCTTCCCACATACTATCATACCCTTTTGGGACATTCCTCCTCCTCCCT